AATAATTTTCCTCCTGTATTTATGCGGTTTTTTAGGGGTTTGAAACACTATGAAAGCGTAAACTAGTAACAAATCAGTAACAAGAAAAGCCACTCCTTGAAGTGGCTTCCGCAGGTAGGCTCACTTAGAGTGCTTCAACCGCTAACACAATAAGTATATCATAATATAATAAAAAAGCCGACAAAAGCCGGCTCTCTCATATAAGAAAAATAATAAAGATTTTGGTTTGTTGTAACTGCAGAAAGGAGACGCATATTTACAACAACATAATTATATAATCCTGAGTTCTATTTATCAAGTGTCATGTGGAACGCTTTCGGAACGCTCATGGAACGCTAGAATTTTATCTTGTTGATTTCTGTCCATAACTTATTCTTAGAGGCATTAGTATAGATATCAAAGGTGATATCATTCAGTTTGTGCCCTAGTACTTTCTTTCTGATGTAAATGTCAACGTTGTAAAGCTGACAAAGAGAAGCAAAAGTATCTCTTGTATCATGCATCTTGTGGTTCATGCCTAACTGATCATTGAGTGCATAGAGTACAGTCATGTAAAACCATGTGCGCTTAGAATCAAATAGTCTTTCTTTCTTATTAATCAGTTCATCAATGACATACTGCTTGATTCCTTCATGGATTGGAATGATTCTATTTCTTCCGGCTTCTGTCTTAGACCCTGTAATGATATAACTGATTTTTCTTTCTACTCCATCATCATTGCAAGGCTCATCTATGTGTATCTGTTTTCTATCAAGTGAAAGGAGTTCTGAAAGCCTACACCCTGTATAAATATAAATAAGCAGCACATGCGCTTCTGGTGTATCTAGTTTCTTGAGTTTCTTTATTTCATCAAGTGTAAAGGCCTTATGCATTGTTGACTTAGGAAGGCTCTTTATTTTTATATAAGTAGAGTAGTCATCATCTCTACTGATATATTTGTGCATTACTGCATACTCGAAGACTTTGACACAGATGTACTTCATATCTCTCTGTACACTTACACCAGTATCCATTTCATCAAATATGTTCTGCATATCTCTTAATGTGATTATATTGACAGGCATATTTGACAACCTATCAAGGTGGCTAAAAGCGTTCAGAATGTTTTTATGTCCTTTTTCGGTTCTCTTAATAAAGGTTTCATTGTCTATGATAGTAAAGATTTCTTTGAATGTTGGTACTCTCTTCTGTGTCTTTTCCTGGATTCTGTCATACAGATCAGGGGCGAGGTTTCTAGCTTCTTCATTTGTTATGCTGCTTGATCTCTTTAATGAGTAAATAGATAAGGCATTCAATGCTTCTTCTCTACTTGCAAAGGTGCCTATACATATCTGCTTCTTCTTGCCTGTTATGATATCACGTTCATCGCTCATTACACGAGCACAGAAGGGGTTTCTTCTCTTACCCGATAATTTAACCACGGTACCTGTATTATTCGGTCTACGTCTAAATCTAGAGTTTCTAGGCATAATATGACACGTCCTTTCAGTTGTAATTTGCCTTAAACGTGCCAATAGTGTTATAATTGAGTACGTAAAAGGACTTTATGTGATAGTTTCTTTTATATGAGTGATACGCCAATATCACTGTTGCACCCTAGCGCCAACTAGGGTGTTTTTTTATTGCATAAAGCAAAAGCCCCTTATCTTTTGATAAGGAGCTTTACTAACCGCATCAGGTGCAGTCATTTCTGTTCCTTATCATTATATACATCAAAAAACATTTTATCAATTGGTAGCAGTTTTTTTTATTTGTTCATTGACTTTACAAGACAGACTATAATTACAACATCAAGAACAATTTGAATTATATCTAATGCAATCTGCATAATATCGCTTCCTTTCAAAAAATAGTATTTTTAGCCTACATCAATCTTCCCAATTGAAATCTTTGATAACTTTCTTTAGTTTTCCTAGACATCTAATATTGTTGTTCAATGGATCAACAACGATAGGGTCATAATCTGCATTCATTGGCTGTAACATGATTATCCCATTTAGTTCCTTATACTTCTTGCAAGTGGCTGTATTGGTGTCTGTACAGAAGCATCCAATAACACCATCATCTACTTTATTCACTTTCTCAAATATAAGAAGATCACCGTCAGAGATACCAGCATCTTTCATACTTTCACCGCTTGCATATTGTGCGAAGTATTTAGCTGACTTGCTCAAGCCTTTGGAAGGCACAGGAATCATATCAATGATATTGTCATCTACAAAGCCACCATTCCCACAACAAATAGAGTCGTACAGCGGTACTCTAGTGTAGTCAATATTCATGTTTCTATATATTGCATCATCATGATTACCTTTTATTAAATAGTCTGTAGAAACGCCAAAGTAGTCAGCAAGTTGCTGAACTATACCCATTTTTGGCTCAGTTCTATTGATTTCCCATGACGAAACTGTTTTATCGCTCACACCGACAATTTCACCAAGTTCTTTTTGATCCATTCCTCTTTTTTCACGTAATTGTTTAACATTCGTGCCGAATTGCGTTTTCATTTGTAACACCTCTTTTCGCTTCTATTATAATGCAAACTGTAGAACAAATAAAGCAAATTGAATTGAATATTCTACAAATTGCATATTTTTATTGACAATCTACAAAACGTAGGATAGAATTAGATTCGTAAGGAGGTGGTAAGATGATTTCGAGAATGAGACTTGATGAAATTAGAAGAGCAAGGGGTTTTTCGCAAGAGTACATGGCCGATAAATTGGGCTGTCACAGAAATACTTACGCAAAAATGGAAGAAAAGCCACAAAATATTACCATGGAAGCAGCGGATAAAATAGCCACATTATTAAACGTTTCAATTAATGACATTATTTTTTTAGAATCTAATCTACAAAACGTAGATTCAAAAGGAGAAACAAGAAAATGAACGAATTACAAGTATTTAAAAATCAAGAGTTTGGTTCAGTAAGAACATTGGTAATTGATAACGAACCTTGGTTTGTTGGGAAAGACATAGCTGAAGCACTTGGCTATGAAAAGCCAACAGATACAGTTAGAAAGCGTGTTGATGAATACGATAGAGGTATCTCCAAAATGGAGACCCCTTCAGGTAAACAAAATATGGTTATCATCAATGAATCTGGTCTATACAGTTTAGTTCTATCAAGCAAATTACCAAGTGCCAAAAAATTCAAGCGTTGGGTAACAAGTGAAGTTTTACCAGCGCTAAGAAAAACAGGGCAGTACCAAGTGAAGGAGTTAAGTGGCTCAGAATTAATGGCTAGAGCGCTGATTGAAGCGCAGAACGTTCTAGCTGCTAAGGATAAAGTAATCGAGGAGATGAAACCTAAAGCATTATTTGCTGATGCAGTAGCAACTAGCCATACATCTATCCTCGTTGGTGAACTTGCCAAAATCTTAAAGCAGAACGGAATTGACATGGGTCAGAAGAGATTATTCGCATGGCTCAGAGAAAAAGGCTATCTGATCAAGCGCCAGGGCACTGATTACAACATGCCTACACAGAAGGCTATGGAACTAGGTCTCTTTGAAATCAAGGAAGGCTCTTACGTCAACGGCTCAGGAGTGAATATCACTACTAAGACACCTAAGATTACTGGCAAGGGTCAGCAGTATTTCATTAATAAGTTCCTTCAATAGGAGGCAATCATCATGGATGAATGGAGTATCAGCGTTGAGGAAGTAATGAGAATCACTAAGAAAAGTAGAGACTTCATCCTAAACGCTATAGAACAGGGCGTAATGCCTGGTTCAGTAGTAAAACATGACTCAGGTAAAAGAAGTACTTACATCCCTAGAAAGGCTTTTATGGATTACATGAATAATTACTATAGAGCTCCTTCAGATAAGTTGATTGCAGCAGTGATAGAGGAGCTCACTAAAAGAAAGACAATTGAATAAGTAGCTTTAGTTGCTCGTAGGCACCTAAGGCTAGGAGACAAATAATAATTCGTAGAATGAACTGCAATACATAATTTAACATTTCTCTTTTTGGATAATTCCATTGACTATACATACCTACTGTATACGGTCTCCTAGCGCTAAGTGCTTATGAGCATAAAAAAAGACACGTGCTGCGAACACGTGCCTAGATGAATAAAAAGACAACGTGGTTATTGTACCACAGAAAGAAGGATTTTCAAATGAGCAGATTTGAAAAAGGCATCATTATCGTATCTAATTTAATTATTTTAATCAGTTTCATTTCAGGAGTTGTAAGTGGCAATAACTGGAATTCTACAGGAATGAGAGTTCTAAGTGTTGCATCATTAAGCATGAACTTAATTATTCTTGAGTACATGCTAGTTGTTATTAGAAATAAATAAAGGAGAAGAAAATTATGGAAAAGAAAGCATTTATTAAAGTTGAATCTGATGAAGTGGGAGCTCGCATCCACTCAAATGGCAGTAATTATCAAATGTTATTAATGATGTCATTATTAATTCAAGCTTTTAAAGACGGTCAATTAACAAATGAAGACAACCCAAATAATGAAACATTTAAACAAATCGTTGACTTCATTTTTAAGAAGCCAAGAGAAGCATCAATTGCACTTATTCATATTATCGGTGTTGATGGAGATTTAGATTTTTTATTCAAAAGTGAAAAGGAGAATAATTAAATGGATAAGATTAAGATTAATTCTCTTGAATTAGAGAATGTTAAAAGAATTAAGGCAGTACAGTTAGAGCCATCTGAAAAGGGCTTAACAATCATCGGTGGTGATAATGCACAAGGAAAGACATCAGTACTTGATGCTATCACTTGGGCATTAGGAGGCAATAAATACAAGCCATCCAAGCCAACACGAGAAGGGTCTAGCATTCCTGCAGCTTTAAAGATTGTATTGTCAAACGGAATTATAGTCGAAAGAAAAGGTAAGACAGGCGCTCTAAAGGTAACTGATCCATCAGGCCTTAAAGGAACACAAGGACTTCTTGATTCGTTCATTAATGAATTCGCACTAGATCTTCCAAAGTTCATGCAGATGAACGATAAAGATAAAAGCGCTACATTATTAAAAGTCATCGGGGTTGGTGAACAGCTCAACGAATTGGAACAGAAAGAAAAAGCTTTCTATCAGAATCGTACAGAAACAGGAAGAATCAAAGACAGAAAGAAGAAAGCATATGAAAACATGCCTGTATTTGAAGAAGCCCCAGAAGCCTTGCTAGATATCAAGGAGCTTATTGATCAGCAGCAGAAGATTCAGAAGGTTAATGCTGATAATGAAAGAATCAGACAGGAAGCAAAGAACAAAGGAATGAATGCTTCCTATCTTAAGAAGAAGCTTGATGATATCGAAAAAGAATATCTAAAAGCCAAAGAAGAAGCAGAAAAAGCATCAAGAGAAGCAGAAGAAGCTTCCACTGAACTAGAAACACTGATTGATATCGATACATCGCCAATTGAAGAACAGATTTCTTCAATTGAAGAAATTAATGCAAAAGTAAGAGCCAATTCCGAAAGAAAAAAAGCATACAAGGAGTATGAAGAACTGCAGAGTGAATATGATGACTACACTGCTGCTTTAAATGAAGTAAAAGACCAGAAGGTTAAATTATTGGAAAATGCAGATCTTCCTCTTGAAGGATTATCAGTAGAAGAAGGAAGACTTACATATCATGGACAGAACTGGGATAACATGTCTGGTTCACAGCAATTAAAGGTCGCAACTGCAATCTGCAAATCAATCAATCCTAAATGTGGATTTGTCTTATTAGATAAGTTGGAACAGATGGATTTGAAAACTTTAAAAGAATTTGGTGCTTGGCTTGAAAAAGAAGGATTACAGGCGATTGCTACAAGAGTATCTCAAGGTGATGAATGTTCTGTAATCATTGAGGATGGATACATCAAAAAAGAAGAACCAACTGAAAATAAATGGGAAGGAGTGAAATGGTAATGGATTTTGAAATCACAAAAGGAACAGTCCAGAAACCTTATAAAGTAGTTGTATATGGTCCTGAGGGAATTGGTAAGTCAACCTTTGCTTCTCATTTCCCTGACCCTTTATTTATCGATACAGAAGGATCTACTAGATCATTGGATATCAAGAGACTTCCTAAACCGACTTCTTATGAAATGCTTAAACAGGAAATTGATTACATCATTGAGAAGAATACATCCATCTGCAGAACACTAGTCATTGATTCGATTGACTGGGGTGAAGCTCTTATCGTTCAGCATATATGCGATAAGTATCAGAAGAAAGGCATTGAAGATTTCGGATATGGAAACGGTTATGTCTACACAAAGGAAGAGTTCGGAAGACTTCTTAACAGATTAGAAGATGTAATTGAAAAAGGTGTGAATGTTGTTCTTACAGCACATGCGCAGATTAGAAAATTTGAAAAACCAGATGAAAGCGGTGCTTTTGACAGATATGAATTAAAACTGGGGAAGAAGACTGCTTCACAGACTGCACCTCTTGTAAAGGAGTGGGCAGATATGGTTCTTTTCGCAAACTATCAGACATTCGTGACAAAAGACGAGAAGGGAAAGACAAAAGTATCAGGAAACAGAAGAGTGATGTACACAGTGCATAATGCTTGCTGGGACGCTAAGAACAGAGACGGTCTCCCAGAAATGTGCGATTTTGATTATCAGGTAATCAAACCACTTATTGAAAAAGCAATCGCTGAACCTATAGATAATACATCAAAAGAGGAACCAACAGCTGAACCTATCGGAGCAGAAACATACTCACCTTCTGTAAGTGCTATTGATTTTGAATCAGATGAATATAAGAAGCTTCCTTCTCAGCTTGTGGATCTTATGAAGCAGAATGAAATAAGCATTGAAAGAATGATGGATGCAGTATTTGCTAAAGGAATCTTTCCAAAAGATACACCTGTTGAAAACATACCTAGCGATTTCTGGGCATATCTTATCAGCACATGGAATGAATTCCTAGGTGCACTAGTAGAAAATGAAATGCAATTTTAAATAAGGAGAATATAAATATGAATTATCAGAATAATTATCAGAACAATCAGAATGATGGAGCAATGGGATGGGATGAAGAAATTGTAAAGGACAGTGAATTTGTCACACTTCCAGAAGGAATCTATGATTTCATCATCAAGAAGCCGTTTGAAAGACAGAAGACTTCCGGACAGGGAAAGCTTCCGGTATGCAACAAGGCAGTTATTACATTAACTATCAATTATGAAGGCAAGGAAGTTGACGTATCAACTAATTTAATTTTACACAGAAGTCTTGAATGGAAGATTTCTCAGTTCTTCGAAGCAATCGGTCTTAAAAGAAGAGGAGAACCATGCAGAATGGCATGGAATGAAATCATTGGAAAAACAGGAAAAGTCAAGATTGCACCAAGAGAATATAACGGCAATACATACAATGATGTAAAAGAGTTTATCGTTCCTTCTTTGGATAACGTTCAGCCTCAGTCAAATGCTCAGCAGCAATGGGGAAACTGGAATAAATAATGCAGCTAAGAAAATATCAGCAGGAAGCACACGATTCTATTTTCAATGAATGGGAAAAGAAGGGCATCAAGAAGACCCTTCTTGTTCTTCCTACTGGATGCGGCAAAACGATTGTATTTGCCAAAGTCGCAGAAGACTGTGTAAAAGAAGGAAACAAAGTCCTGATCATGGCGCATAGAGGCGAACTACTTGAACAGGCTGCTGACAAAATCAAGAAAATGACAGGGCTAGAATGTTCTGTAGAAAAGGCAGAACAGACATGCATGGGTTCCTGGAACAGAATCGTTGTCGGAAGCGTTCAGACGCTTCAGGGAACAAAAAGATTATCTAAGTTCCCAAAGGATTATTTTGACACAATCATTATTGATGAAGCGCATCATGTGCTTTCATCAAGCTATCAGAAAGTACTTGATCACTTTGATGCAAGAGTACTTGGAGTAACTGCTACACCGGATAGAGGTGACAAGAAGAACCTAGGCAGATACTTTGAAACATTATCTTATGAATACACATTGCCAGAAGCAATCAAAGAAGGATATCTAGTACCAATCAAAGCACTGACTATTCCTCTTGAATTAGATCTAAGCAGTGTATCAATGAGTGCCGGGGACTTCAAGGCAAGTGATGTAGGAAGTGCATTAGACCCTTATCTGATGGGTATTATCAATGAAATGAAAAAGTACTGCAAGGATAGAAAGACAGTTGTCTTTCTTCCCCTTGTGGCTACATCTAAAAAGTTTACAAAACTATTAAATGAAAATGGATTTAAAGCTGCAGAAGTAAACGGTTCATCAAAAGACAGAGAAGAAGTTACAAAAGACTTTGCAGAGAATAAGTACAATGTCCTATGCAATTCGATGCTTCTGACTGAAGGATGGGACTGTCCTGATGTTGACTGTGTAATTGTATTAAGACCAACTAAAGTGAGAAGTCTCTATTCCCAGATGGTTGGGAGAGGCACAAGATTGTCGCCTCAAACAGGCAAGAAAGATTTATTACTGCTTGATTTCCTTTGGCATAGCGAACGACATGAACTGTGTCACCCGGCTAATCTTATCTGTGAAAGTGAAGAAGTTGCTAAAAGAATGACAAAAAAGATGGAAGAGAAAGCTGGAGAAGAATTCGATATACAGGATGCTGAGGAAGAAGCCAAGAAAGACATTATCAAAGAAAGAGAAGAGGCACTGCAGAAACAGCTTGAAGAGATGAAGCACAAGAAAAGAAAGCTTGTTGATCCTATTCAATATGCAATGAGCATAGAAGCTGAAGATCTACAGGATTATGTTCCTTCCTTTGGATGGGAATGTACTCCTCCAACTGAAAAGCAATTAAAACTATTGGAAAGTGAAGGAATATTCTCTCAAGAAATTCCTAATGCTGGATATGCATCAAAACTTATTGAAAAACTCGATATGAGAAGAAAGGCACATCTTGCAACACCAAAGCAGATTAGACTTCTTGAAAGATATAATTTCGAGCATGTAGGGAACTGGCCATTTAAAGCTGCTTCTAGCATGATTTCAAGAATTGCATCCAACAATTGGAAATTGCCTGACGGACTGAATCCAAAAGAATATGTTCCACAATAATTTCTAGAAAGGAAGGACCGAAATGACAAAATATGATTTAAAAGAACTTCTTGAATATATAGATCCTTCCTCTCTTTCCTATCAGGAATGGTGCAATGTGGGAATGGCACTCAAGCATGAAGGATATAGTGCAGAGGAATGGGATTCATGGAGCAGTGCAGATTCCAGATACAAAAAAGGTGAATGCTTCACTAAATGGAATTCATTCAATGAAGAAGCTGGTGCCATTGTAACCGGCGGAACAATATTTGAATATGCTAAAAAAGGTGGATGGCATCCACCAGTCAAAGAAAAGTATAAAGATGGTGCAATTGGTTGGGATGATGAGATAGGCAGTATCATTGATACTGATTCTGTCGATTCGATAGAACTACAAGAACCTTCTGATAATGACTGGCATCCATCAAATGAATTAATCAGATACCTATCTACACTATTCGAAACTGATGATTACGTAGGCTTTGTAATGCAGTCTATGGAGAATGATAAAGGAAAATATATTCCTGGTAATCGAGGAATATATAAGATGACTGCTGGAGAACTGATTGAAAAGCTTCATAAGTGTAATGATGATATCGGAGAGGTTCTTGGAGACTACAATCAGGAGGCAGGAGCATGGATCAGATTCAATCCTCTAAATGGTGAGGGTGTTAGAAATGCAGATATCGCATCATTCAAATATGCATTAGTAGAATCTGATTCTATCGATATCGGAAAACAGCTATCTATAATCCATCAGATTGAGCTTCCTGTTGCAGCTGTTGTATACAGTGGTTCTAAGTCAATACATGCAATCGTAAAAATAGAGGCTAATGATTCAAAAGAATATAAAGAACGTGTGGCATATCTTTACAAGATATGTGATAAAAACGGCCTTGAGGTTGATGGTCAGAACAAGAACCCATCAAGATTATCGAGAATGCCCGGTGTTATCAGAGGAGAACATAAGCAGTTCATCATTGAAACTAATACAGGTAAAGAATCATATGATGAATGGGTAGAATGGATTGAATCAATTGATGATGATCTTCCGGATGAGGAATGTCTTGCTGATTCATTAAAGAACATACCTGACTATGCAGAGGAACTTATTCCAGGAATATTAAGACAAGGGCATAAGATGCTTCTTGTCGGCCCTTCCAAGTCAGGTAAGTCATTTGCACTTATTGAATTATGTATTGCAATCACCGAAGGCACTGAATGGATTGGAAGAAAATGCAAGCAAGGAAATGTGCTTTATGTGAATTTCGAATTAGACAGGCCTTCATGCCTTCACAGATTCGAGGATGTCTATAATTCACTTGGAATACCCGAAGGCAAAAGACATTCAAAAAATCTGTACACATGGAATCTGAGAGGTAAAACATTAACACTAGATAAGCTAGTTCCAAAACTTATCAGAAGAGCAAAGAAAAGAAACTACAGAGCGGTAGTGATAGATCCTATTTACAAGGTAATAACAGGTGATGAAAACAGTGCCTCAGAAATGGCTAACTTCTGCAACCAGTTTGACAAGATTGCTGAAGCAACAGGTGCATCTGTCATATATGCACATCATCATTCTAAAGGTGCGCAGGGTTCTAAGAAGTCAATGGACAGAGCTTCCGGCTCTGGAGTATTCGCAAGAGACCCTGATGCTTTATTAGATATGATAGAACTTGATATTCCTAAGGAAGTGAAAGACAGGTTCAGAAAAGAAGCAGAAGTGGAGACAATCAAGGCAGTGCTTGATAAAGCAGTACCTAACTGGAGAACATACATTTATAAAACACTTAAGACAGATGAGAATGATCTAGAGGCAATGAATAACTACTGTGCAGAGATGCTTGATTTTGATCAGATGACTGAACTGGAGATTCTGAAAGGAAAGCAGCTATACAATGTTGATCATATGAGTGCTCTGCAGATCAGCGGAACATTAAGAGAATTCGCTTCATTTGATCCTATCAATGTGTTCTTTAAATATCCTCTTCATTATCTTGATAACAATAATCTGCTTAAGGGCTGCAGTCCTGATAAATCAAGCAGAAAGTCAAAATATGAAAAGATGAATGAAGCAAAGCAAAAAGAACAAGATGAAAATGTAGCAATGCTTATAAATGCATTTGAACAATTAAATGTTGATGGAGAAGCATCATTAAAAGATATAGCAAGCAGTGGACTTGTAGCTGGTAAAACTATTGAAGCATTAAGGAAATCAGTTACAAGATGGATAAAGTCGAATAAGTTAGAGGGGTTCGAATATTCGCAAGGAATTATTAAAAAAACAGGCGGACACACGTAAGTGGACACACATATATAAATATATGTATGTCCGGTGTCCAGTTTTAAGAACATAGTTGCTGACTGCGTACGTATTAATATATGGGGAATTTGAGATTCCCCCATATATATACGTTACGCGTCATCATAGTGACTATGAATTTTGAAAGAACGAAGGTGAAAAAAATGAGAATAACAATGGAACAACATCTTGAAGCTCTTCAGGATGCGGAAGAAAAATATAAAAAGCTAGAAGAAGAATATTCTTATTTGCAGGAGGAGCATGAAGACCTCAAACAGGAATATGCAGATTTCAGAATTAGAAATAATAAATATGTTTCTTCTTTGAAAAGCATCCTTGAAAAAACTATCAGGGAAGACAAGAAAATCAAAAGAGACTGCAAAATCATCATAGTACTATCATTTATTCTTGTAGTGCTTGTGATTGCGCTGTTTGCTCTTTAGGAGAAAGAAAAGGAATGTCTGAATGAGCAAGTATAATTCAAGAAAAACAACAGTTGATGGAATCACATTCGATTCCAAGAAAGAAGCCAGAAGGTATTTAGTACTCAAGCAGATGGAACAGGATGGAGAAATAAAGAACCTCCGTCTTCAGGTTCAGTTTCAACTTATACCGTCATTTGAAATTGTAATTGATGGAAAGAAGAGGAAAAGAAGACCAATCACATACGTGGCTGACTTTGTTTATTACAAAAATGACAAAAAGGTCATAGAAGACGTCAAAGGTCTCAGAACTCCTGTCTATAAAATCAAGAAGAAGTTATTTGAATATCGTTATCATGAGACAATCAGGGAGGTATAGAAGTGGCTAGATTAGTTGAAGTATGGGACTACTTTAGAGCGCCTATGAGCGAGAATGACATGATAAGAATGCGCAGAACGTTCAGTATCATCAATTTAGATAAATGCACCTTTGAATTCCAGTTGCCTCCTAGATGGCCAGAAGGGGACTGTGTGCAATCGTTTTCTTTTATAAGAATAAGATGATTCACAAGGAAGAGTACAGCACTATGAGTCTAGCAAAGGCAAGACTTGACTGGCTTTCAACGTTTGTTCCTAAAAAGGAAGAAGGGGAACTTGAATACAAGGGAATGCCGATTGATGCTGATGATATTATTGCAGTCATTAATCATACAAGCTTCAGTGATAGAATTATAAGCATTGTTACATCAAGAATAAGAATCAATGACAGAGTGCAGCGAAAGAGTTGCTACACGGTTCTTGAAGAGATTCAAAAGAAGTTCATCAGATAATCAAACAGGGCATTGAGTTCTTTATATTTAACTCATAAGAAAATTTAAAATAAGAAAATCTATATGGATTACTCTTAATAGATTTGTTTCTAAAAGCAAGATCCTCTCATGAACTTGATGCCCTAACATATTTTTCTATTCTAAAACCAACAAACAACAGCAGTGTCATGGCTTTGCTTCCATCTCTTCACCTTACTTTGCAAAGAATAAGAGTAAGAAGCGCTAATTTTGCTATCCAACTATAAAGTTATGATGTTGCTGGGAGAAGAGAAGACACAAATTGAAAACCAATAGGAAGAGTAAAGGACTGTTTTCTTCTTCTCCAGAAAGGAGGTTAATTTTTGTTTTTTATTTTATTTGTACTGGTGATAGTGATTTATTTATTTTTTATTTTTGAATAAGGAGGTAATCAGATGACGCCAGAAGAGACAAGAAACTATCTTAAAAGCTATAGGAATATGCGCAATCGAGTGGAGTACATCAATAACAAGATGATTAATGTTAAATCAATCAGATATGATGATAGTCCGAGCGGTTCGTATTCAGAACCTAAGACTCAGAACGATTACATCATGATGAAGGATAAGTATATTGCTCAGATGTCTCTTATTCGTGAGGATATTGAGAAACTAGACAACATGAATCATCGTGATGCATTGTTTTATAAGTATGTCGAACTAATGAGTGATTATGATATAGCCGACTTGATGCAGTATTCAGTAGGAACGGTAAGACACTTCCTTTGTTCTGGTATCATCGAATTATCTGAAGTTATAAATGATAAAAATATAACAGAAAGTATAGAAAAGTCATGAAATCAAAACGCATTAGTAATATAAAGGTGCTAACATATAACATGTGGAAATAGTTTGATAGGGAACTATGATTTCAAGGCGCTTGTATAAGTGCCTTTTTATTTTGCCGGGAAGGAGAATAACAGATGAATGACATCAAGATAACGCAGAAGCCTATTGCTGATTTAATCCCTTATAGTCGCAATCCTATAAGGAATGATGAAGCCGTTCCAATGGTGATGAACAGCATCAAGGAGTTTGGTTTTAAGGTTCCTATAGTGATTGATAAGAATAATATCATCGTATGCGGTCATACAAGGTTTAAAGCAGCGCTAAAGCTAGGACTTGAGACAGTTCCATGCATAGTAGCCGATGACCTCTCAGACGAGCAGATTAAGGCATTTAGACTAGCAGATAACAAGGTATCAGAGAAAGCTGAATGGGATTTTGAAATCCTTAGCGATGAACTTGATGACATTATCAATATAGATATGGATTCATTTGGGTTTGAGTCAATTGAATTTGAAGAACCTGAGGAAGACGATTCTGAAAAGTCAAACGAGAGAGAAAGAACAGGGAACGCATATAACTTGGATGAATATGATGAACTTAGAGCAATAGGATTCTATCAAATGCCTACACTTGAAAGAATTGACTATATTCCGGATGATCTTGTTGGCTTCAATTATGTGTTGAATTCTGATAGATATGAATCAGGTGTTCATTTTTACATTGATGATTATCAATTTGAAAGAATTTGGGCATCTCCTCAGATGTATGTTGATAAGCTAGCGCAGTTTGACTGTATTCTTACTCCTGATTTTTCTCTTTACATGGATATGCCTATGGCCATGAAGATATGGAATGTATACAGAAGCCGTTTGATTGGTCAGATCTATCAGGATAGAGGGCTTAGAGTGATTCCTACTGTATCATGGGCTGAACCAGAAACATTTACTTTTTGTTTTGATGGTATTCCTTCTAACAGTACAATTTCAGTTTCTACTATTGGAGTTAAGCGCAGCAAGGAAGCCACAAAGATATGGACACAGGGCATGGACGAAGCCATGAAGAGGCTGAAGCCTAAGAATGTGCTTGTCTATGGTGGCGACATTGGCTATGACTTCAAGGGTGCTAATGTAAAATACTATGATAATCATGTGACAGAAAAAATGAAAAAATTAAAGAATATATAAATCATATATCGAAAGGAGCATAATATATATGGGTGGTAGAGGTGCATCAAGTGGAATAAGAAGAGGCAAAGCGAGCAATGCAAAATATAATGGTTTTAGCCTTACTGACAAAAATGGAACAAGACACTATAAGGTTATAAATGGAAAAGTACAAGATGCGATAGAGGGCGAAGGATTTGACGGTCTTTTTCACTCAAAAGCGCATCATTTGCAGCCAATGTACGATAAGCTCGGAAGCGTTGACGCTATGATTAAGCAAGTGAACAAGATTGGAAAAGGTAAAGCTTCTGTTCTATCTGATAAAGCTATTGACAAAATGTATGATGAACGTCAAAAGAAGAAAGCTGAAGATGATAAGCATTACAGTTCAAGAAACAGTAAAAAAGGCGTTAATAGACACAGATCATACTGGTCAGCAATGTAATTTAAAGGCACTCGAAAGGTTTAAGATGACATTGGCATACTGAGGCATACTATCTTAAACGCAGAGATATCAAATATAAATTCAATAAAGTACTAGAAAAAAATAAAAGGAAGTATAAAAAAATGGGTGGTAGAGGTGCATCTAGTGGGATTAGTATTAAAAAGAAGAAAGTTTATGGAACTGAATACAGGAGAGTTCTAAAAAAAGGGAATATTAAATTTGTTAAATATAATGACGCATCATCCGCAAAAACACCAATGGAAACAATGACAAAGGGACGTGTCTATGTCACGGTAAACGATGATGATGAACTGGTGGCAATTACATATTATGATAATACAGGCAAAAGAACAAAGCAGATTGATTTAAATCATATGCATAATAAGATGCAACCTCATACGCATCATGGATATTTTCATAATGAAAATGACGGTAAAAAAGGAGCGGCAAGGCTTACCGATAAAGAAAGGCGAATGGTTGACAAAGTTAAGGAGTTTTGGTTAAATAGAAAAAAGGGAAGTAGTAGTATAGAGGTTGATTACACTTTGATGTATGGTTTTTCCACTGAGGAGACTCACGTTCGAATCGTGACGCTTTCCTTTTTTTATTGTAAGAGCTGATGTGGTAAGGTACAATTCCAACATGATTATATTATTATTTTAATTTGTAAAAGCAACTCAAAGAATGGGTTGCTTTTTTGCGTTGAAAGGCAGGTGATAGCAATGGCAAAAAGTGAGTTCGCAAACATGACACCAGAAGAAAGAAGAGAGAACGGCCGAAAAGGCGGACTTGCATCTGTCAAGGCAAGAAGAGAAAAGAAGGCAATGAAAGATAATCTTGCATCGCTTCTTTCCATGTCTCTCAAATCCGGTAAGATAGCCGATGTGGACACAATAAAGAACTTTGCTGCATTGAATGGCAAGAATGTGACTGTACAGGATGCAATACTCATTAAACAGGTTCAAAAGGCGATGAAGGGCGACACTAAGGCAGCAGAATTCATTAGAGACTTGAGCGGTAACAAGCCTGGCAGTAGTCTTGATATAAAGTCAAATGGACAGATAGTAATTATAGATGACATCGAATAGAGCAAAGCTTTCTGACATTATAGGCCCAGCGTTCTATGATCTTCATAAATATGTTAAGACTAATGCATATACGCATTACTGGCTCAAGGGTGGACGTGGTTCCTTAAAATCTTCTTTCATTGGTACAGAAATTCCTTTAGGGATTATGAGAGATGCGAAGCGTGGCGTAATGAGTAATGCCGTTGTTATCAGACGTGTAAAGGACACTTTAAGGGGTTCAGTCTATGAACAGATTAAGTGGGGCATATTCATGCTGAAGGCTGAAGAAGATTGGGATATACCTGAATCTAAGTTACAGATGACATACAGGCCGACAGGACAACAGATAATATTCAAAGGTGCTGACAATCCTAAGAAGTTGAAATCTATCAAGGTGTTTGTCGGTTATGTTAAATATGTCTGGTATGAAGAGTGCGACGAGTTCGAAACATACGATAAAATAACCAATATCAATCAGTCACTTCTTCGTGGTGGGCATGAGTATTGTGTATTTTACTCTTTTAACCCTCCTGAATCACAACGTAATTGGTGCAACAGGCAAGTTCTAGTTAAGAGGGATGATACATATGTCTCTCATACAACTTACTTACAGGCGCCACCTCAGTGGCTTGGGGAGCAGTTTCTAATAGAAGCCGACCACATGAAGGAGACAAAGCCTGATAAGTATAAGCATGACTATCTAGGTGAGGTAACCGGTACAGGCAGTGAGGTTTTTACAAACCTTGATATACGTGAGATAACCGACGAGGAAATACAGGTATTCGATAGATTAAAAAACGGATTGGACTTTGGTTATGCTGGTGACCCATTGGCATATGTCAAAGCAAACTATGACAAGACGCGCAGGCGTCTTTTTATTTTTGGTGAAGTATATGGAACTAGACTATCAAATGCCAAGGCCGTCAAACTTATCAAGGAGATCAACCCACTCAATAAGCTAGTCACTGCTGATTCAGCTGAACCAAGAACTATTAATGAATTCAAGTTATTAGGTCTCAATATCATCGGTGCAAAGAAAGGCGCTGACAGTGTGGACAATGGAATAAAGTTCCTTCAGGACTTGGACAAGATAATCATAGACCCTGTTAGATGCCCCAATGCTGCACGTGAATTCAATGACTATGAAATTGAGATGGATAGAGACGGCAACCTTAGAGGGGACTTCCCCGACAGAAACAACCACACTATAGATGCGGTTAGATATGCTATAGAAAATGAAATCCTTATGAAAAAGGCAAGAGCAGGAAAGAGGAGATTTTAAAAGATGTATTATACTTTCACGATTCCACGAGAAGAATTCGACGAGACAAACATAGACAGAAGCATGATCCTTCGTCTCATTAGCAAGCATTATAGTATTCGTGCTCCTGAGATATTGAAGAATGTCGGCTACTACTTTGGCAAGCACGCCATCATGAACAGGGAAAAGAAGTTCAAGAACCAGCCGAACAATAAGATCATGGTAAACCATGCTAAAGATATATCAGATACAGCAACGGGCTATTTTCTTTCAAACCCTATCACATTCAAGAAGAATACAGAAGACGGCAATATTGACAAGCTGACAGGTGCTTTTGTTGATGCAGAAACAGATGATACAGATTCATGCAATGCTATCAATATGTCACGTGCAGGTGTCGCTTATGAGTATGTTTACTTATGTGAGCATGAAAGCAAGCTGATGACCAAGACACTTGACCCATTGTCAACATTCAAGGTTTTTGATGCCTCAATTGAGCAGCATGAACTATTCAGTGTTTATTATTCTATTGAAAAAGATGATTCTACTGACAGGTTCAATATCATTGCGACAGTTACAAGTGAGAACTATGTCACAAGAATCGGAATCACTTGCAATGAGGAATTTGAAAAAGGCGAGTTTTCAGAACTAGGTGAGCCTTACCCACATTTCTTAGGTGAGGACCCTATCATTGAGTATAGAAACAACATGGACTGCATTGGAGACTATGAACAGCAGATTTCTCTTATTGACGCATACAATACATTATGCTCTGACAGAATCAACGATAAGGAGCAGTTCATTGACGCAGTGCTTGTTGTCTATGGTGCTCTTTTAGGTGATGACGATGAAGAAGCAACAAAAGCACTCCAGGCTATCCGTAAGAACGGTGTTATGGAACTTCCTAGTGATGCACGCTCTGAATATCTGACTAGAACATTTGACGAGAATGCTGTGGAAACACTCAAGCGTTCAATAAAGGAAGATATCTATTCACTTTCTCATGTTCCTAATCTGACAGATGAAAACTTTGCTGGTAACAGTTCAGGTATTGCTATTCAATATAAGCTTCTAGCACTTGAGACTCTCACCAAGACAAAAGAGAGATATTACAAGAAAGGGCTTAAGAAGCGTATAAGAATGTTCTGTACTTACCTCAATCTAAAGGCAATTGCTGCTGATCAGTCAATGATTGAGCCTGTATTTACAAGAGGACTCCCACAGAACCGTCTTGAATTATCACAAATCATTGCGAACCTTAAAGGTGTTGTTTCAACTAAGACACTTCTTGCATTGCTTGACTTTGTTTCAAACGTTGATGATGAAATGAAAGAAGTCAAAAAAGAACAACAGGAAGCACTTGAAACACAGAAGCAGTTATTTGATACCGAAAATCAGAATACTCCTCCAGAAGATGAAGAAGAAACAGATGATCATGAGGAAGATGATAACAATGATGATGACAAAGACAAGGAATGATAGTGTTCTATTATGACCAACATTAAAAACATAAAGTACTGGGAGATGCGAGAAGCAAGGAACATGTACAAGGATATGCAGCTAGCCGAGGACTGCGCCAAAGAGTTGAGCGTTATCTATAGCAAGGCTGCAGTCTACACTGCCAAACAGATTGAAGGGATTTTCAATAGATCCGCTTCAAAGCATCATCTGACAAGAGACGAGGCAATTAATCTTCTTTCGGAGGCTGACAGCAGAAATTTCGAAAAACTGCTTGAAACATACAAGAATAAGACAGGTGCCCAAAAAAGAGAGGTACTAGCAGAATTGGAAGCCCCAGCATATAAGAATCGTATGAAGAGGCTTAATGATATTGATAAGTCAATAAACAGGCTAATCAATGCGGTTGCATCCAAGGAAAGAGATGCAATAGACAAGACAATGCGAAAGGTCTATGAAAGCAGTTATCACCATGCAGTATATGAAGCTGCAAGAATGAGCGGTCTAGATCTTCAGACAGGCCCTATTGATGAAGGCGCTCTTGAAACCATTCTGAAAAAGAAATGGTCAGGACAGAACTATTCCGAAAGAGTATGGAACAATACTCAGAAGGTGGCCGATGCACTAAAAGAGGAGTTCATGATAGGAGCCCTCACAGGTAAGACAGAGAAGGAAATGACCGACTCAATCAACGAACAGTTCCTTTCTGGTAGAAACAATGCTAGAAGACTTGTCAGAACCGAATCATCATACATTCACAATGAAGCGCACTTCCAGGCTTACAGGGATTACGGCATAGAGTTGTATAGATTCGTTGCAACACTAGACCGTAGAACGTCTCAAATTTGCCATGAGAAGGACGGAAGCGTATACAGGGTAGATGATAAGAAGACAGGTGTAAACGCCCCTCCAATGCACCCATGGTGCCGTTCTACGACTATTACGAATCTTGATGATGAAACTATGCATAATCTAGAAAGATTTGCTAGAGACCCTGTTACAGGTGAAAAAATAAAAGTTCCGGCGGACGAGACTTATAAAGAATGGTATCAAAGAATGGTTGAAAAGCATGGTGCTGAAGCAATTAACACTGCTGAGAAATTAGTTAAGAATCGTTCTAATGACAGGAAACAGCAAATAAAATACCTCGATTTGTTGGGTAAACAAAATATACCTTTATCACTATCAGAATTTCAAAATTTGAAGTATAATGATAAAGAGAATTGGTTACTATTACAAAAATACAAGAGATCACGTAGCTCAGGAAAATTATCAGCATTTTCAACATTTGGAGACTATAAGAAGTATCGTAAAATCATACAAGATGAAATTGTTGGGCGTACAACTAAGGATGGAGTTGTAATAAAATCGCAAAGTGACCATTTTATCGAAAGAGTATTAGGGACAACCGAAAAAGAAGGCCCTCAAAAGAATAAGAAACGTGAAGGTGTTGAAATAGAGGATGTTATTTCTGCATTAACTGACCCAGAAAAAATAACCGAAAAAGAAGGTGGCGAAGGTAGAAGCAGAAAGTATATAGGTGAAAACGTAGAAGTTACACTTAACCCTGATACTGGAAATTTAATTCAAACAAACCCTAAGAAAAGAGAGTGAATTGTGATGTACAAATTATTAGATGTGGATGTAAAATTATTGAAAAAATTACTTCTAATGAAGGATTTGAATCCAGAAGACGGTTATTCAAAAAAATGTGTTATTGAATACGTTAATGCGAATAGAGAATTGAATGACAAAGAAATTAATCAGATTCGTAATTACGTATTAGACAAGAATCTTGAATATGGATTTTACAGTAACGGTGAACCGAATGAGTTAGGATATGCAACTGAAGAATTAGGCGATAGATTGTTTTATGCTATGGATGATTAGCTAAATCCTTTAGCTGATAAAAAGACAATGTGAAAGGACTTGGAATATATGGCAAGAGATGATTATCATGTAATTGTTTATCAGATTCTATCCTACCTGTATATGCAGCTAAAGCATGGGAAGGATATTGATGCATCGCTCATAAGACATGACAGTAAATATCTGCAGATCAACAGAAAGTACTGGACTTATGTCATTGTGAATCTGTTGAATGATGGATATATCAGTGGGATAGTAATTGACCAGGATATAGACGAAAACATAGATATATACAATCTTGATAAGTGTGAGATTACACCAAAAGGCATAGAATACCTTACTGATAATTCAACTATTGAAAAAGCCAAGAGATTCATGAAGGACCTGAAAGACATAATACCGTTTGTATAAGCCGACTGTTTAGTCGGTTTTTATTTTACTCAATTTTAAGAAAGGAGAATCATATGGCTGAAGGATTGAAACCACATCATCACCAGTACTTTGAGTATGACTGTAAAAGTCATTTTGACAGCCGTAGGCACGTGATTGTCAAGAAGGTGACATATATGTGCATGATATGCGGAAAACTCTCACACGAGACATATGAAGAGTACTGTCCGCCTCCCAAGGAAAGAAAACCTAAAGCATTGATGAAATACAGAAGCAGACAGAAGAGCGGTTGATGTTCTTCTTTTTTTCTGTTTGTCCATAACGTGCATATGACATTAAAAGGTGCATGGATATAACAGTCATACGGACTATAAACGGAGGAATTAAGTTATGGAATACATTAAGAATATGATGCCTTTGAACCTTCAGCTTTTTGCGGAAGAAGGGGAAGAGGGGGAAGAAGATACAGGCGATGAAGGGAATCCCGATAATGCGCAGTCAGGTGAACCTGAAGATGGTAAAGCCAAAGTAACAACCCTCACAGAAGACGATGTGGACAGAATCGTCCAGAAGAGACTTGCCCGTGCAAGAAAGAAGTGGGATAAGGATCATACGGAAGCCGAAAGGCTTCAAAAGATGACAGATGATGAAAAGAAGCAGTATGAAGAAGACAAGAGAAAAAAAGAACTTGACAATAGAGAAGCAGCAATTACTCGTAGAGAACTGACTGCAGTTGCCAAGGAACAGCTTAATGCTGCAGGAGTTCCAGCAGACATGGCTGACTTTATTGACTACACTGATGCTGATTCCGTAAATGAATCTGTCAAGAGACTCTCTAAAGCATTCAAGGGAGCAGTTCAGCAGTCTGTTGATGACCGATTAAAAGGGAAAGCACCTTTAGACAAGGCAAAAAACAATGTATTGACTGCTGAAGAAGAGAATGCAAGAAAAGCATTCGCGAATGCACTTAAATTTTAGAAAAGAGGTATAGAACATGGCAATTAACACATTACAGTATTCAACTATTTTTCAGACTGAACTAGATAAACAGATGGAGCATCTCACTCTTACATCATGGATGGATGCCAATGCCGGACAGATTAAGTATGACGGTGGTGCAGAGGTAAAAATCCCTAAGATGTCATTAGTGGGCTTAGGAGACTATAACAGAGACGAAGGATATAAACAGGGTGCTGTTACTCTTGAATATGAAACATTCAAAATGACACAGGACCGTGGAAGAAAGTTCCTTCTTGATGCAATGGATGTAAACGAAACTAATTTTGTGGCATCTGCTGGCACTGTCATGGGAGAATTCCAGCGTTTACATGTTGCCCCTGAAGTAGATGCCTACCGTATTTCTAAGGTTGTTTCTGATGTAACAGAAAAGAAATCAGCCAACATCCTAACAACTGCATTGACTGAACAGAATATTCTTTCTGAATTAGAAAAGGCAGCGGATACTATCCGTGATAAAGGATATCAGGGCGATATCATCTGTCATATTACATATGACACTTTAAGATTATTAAAGGAAAAGATGGTAAACAGCAACCTTACATCAGGTAAATTAACTATTGGAAATATCACATTAGACATCTATAAACTTGATGAAATCACATTTATTCCTACACCAAAGAACAGAATGTATTCAGCTATCAAGGTTGATGCTGGAGCAACAAAAGACGCAGGTGGATATACGAAAGGTGAAACTGCTAAGAATGTAAACTTCTTAATGGCGCCAATCAATAGTGTTATCGGTGTTACTAAACAGGACAAGACAAGAGTATTTGACCCTGATACTAACCAGGATGCAAATGCTTGGCAGATTGACTATAGAAGATATCATGACTGCTGGGAAAAGGACAATATGCTTGACCTAATCATTGCTAACGTCTCAGCTGATGCATAATGATCATTGTAAAAAGAATCAACGTTGAAAGGGCCATCCATGAGGATGACCTTCAGCGTTATACAGAACAGGGATATCGTGTCATTGAAGACAAGAAGAATGATGAAGATACTCCTGTAGAAAACAATGAAGTGACGGACCTCAACGATATGACTGTTGACCAGTTAAAGACTATTGCAAAGGAAAAGGGCGTTAGCGGATATTCTAGTCTTGTTAAAAAGGAACTGGTCGCAGTTCTCACTAAGATGCAGGAGGAGTAATCTATGGATCTAGTTGAGATTGTTGCTGAAAGAACAGGAACGAGTCAGGGGCGTGCAAAAATCTATGTTGAAATGGCAAAACAGCGTGCTCTTGCACATACAAACCGCACTGTATACATCACTGCAATGGATTTCTGTGTGGCTGATCTAGCATGTGCCATGTACTTCAGAGAGGGCATGGTCGGAGAATCATCACATTCAGAAGGTGGCATCACATCTACTTTTCAGTCTTCCACCTATGAAGATATTCTCTCAACTCTCAACAACCTGAGACTGATTCGCGCAGGAGGAATCGTTCACGAAAAGAAGCCGGAGGGGAACCAATGAGACTTTCAGCGCTTAAGAACTATCCTGTATATGAGCCTGTCATCGAAAAAGATGGTGAAGGTGTCACTACTGAAAAGTGGATCAAGAGAAAATCAATGCTTCTTGAAGTATGGCCTGCATCCGGTAAATTACAGGCTGAAATGTACGGAGAGAGACTGAACTACATTCTTAATATGATTCTTCCTAAGAGTAAGGATGATGATTTCAGACTCACTGAAAAGTGGGGAGTGAACGTCTATAATCATTCAATCGATGAACCGGATTATAGAATCATCAGCATGAAGGAATATAACAGACACTATCTATATGAACTGGAGAAAATTATTAAATGAGTCTCAAAGGTGCTAATGAGCTATTTAGAACGCTTCGTGCTATAGATGCCGTTCTTGAGAATCCTGAACAGGTTCTTGGAAAGGCTGCAGAAACCATAAGAAGTGGGTGCGTTCTTGAGTGTCCTGTTAATGATGGTGAATTAAGAAACAAAGGCATAAAGACAAGAGTTGAAGGTGATAAAGGGTATGTCTATACCACATTGCCATATGCTCAATATGTTGAATTCGGAACAGGCCGAAAAGGTGCAGCAGACCATGCTGGAATATCTCCATACGCGCATCCTTCTTATACCATGGAGCCTTGGTGGATTCCGGAAGATAAGCTATCAGAAAGTGCGATAAAGCATTATCGTTGGGTAGTTATTGAGGTTGATGGCAAGAGATATTACAGGTCGGATGGACAGCCTGCACAGCCATTCATGTACCAGGGAGCAAAGAAGACTGAAAAGAAAGCAGTAAAAGATGCTGGTATTGTAATCAGCCAGTTAATTGAAAAGGATTAAAAGCATATGATCAACATTAAAGATAAAGTATATAAGGCTCTGACAGATGAAGGCCTTGAAGTCACTGATATCTATCCTAAGGACTGGGCAAAGCTTCCAGCAGTTCAGTATGTTGAGGAAGATAACAGCGTGGCAGAATGGACGGATGACAAGGAGCAGACATCACATGTCCTTTACAGAATCGAAATCTGGGATACTAAGAGTACATCGGATACAGCCTTGAAAGTTGATAAGGCATTATCAGCAATGGGGCTAAAGAGAGTATCATGCAGAGATATTGATGATGCATCAGGACTTAGACACAAGAAAATGAGTTATGAAGCATATTATGATAGTGATTACATCTATCATGGTATGTAACTGATAAGGAGGAATTATATAATGCTAGCAAACGGCGCTAAATTATCTTATGACAAGACAAACAAGGGAACTTCTTTCACTGAACTTCCAGGGTTGAAGAAGATTCCTGAAATGGGCCTTGAAAAAGAAAAGGTTGAAAACTCTTCACTTGATGACACAGTTAAAATCTATGAATTAGGTATCGGAGATCCTGGAGACCTTGAATATACATTCAAGTATGACAACAGCAAACCAACATCTTCATACAGATTAATGAGGGAGCTAGAAAAAACAGGGGCTACTGCAATGTTCAAGGAAACATTGAAGGACGGCACTACAACTACATTCTCAGGACAGGTCACTGTTAAAAGAGCGGGCGGTGGTGTCAATGATGCTATTGAATTCACTGTTGCAATTGCATTACAGTCTGAACTCACTATTACTGATCCAACAGAAGTAGCAGCATAGAAAGGAAGATATAGATAAATGGCAGAAAAAGCAAAAAGAAAACCGTTCATTATTTGGAAAATCGGTGAAGAAGAATACAAATTAAAACTGACAACAGGAGAAATCTCTAGACTAGAACAGATGTATGGTGGAAGTCTTATCAACCTTCTTAATACAGAAACAGGCATGACACCATTATGCACTATGCTGGACATCACACATGGTGGTCTTCAGAAATTCAACAGCAACATCGACAGAAGCGATGTGAACGATATGTTTGATAGATACATCGATGAAGGTGGCTCACAGACAGAGTTCCTTAGTGATGTTCTTATTCCATTGTTCCAGGTATCGGGTTTTTTCTCTGGGGCTCTCGAAACGAAAATGGAAAAGGAAATGGCGGAAGCCAAGAAGAATCTCTAGAAGATATCCTGATTACAGATTACATATACAAGGCGGTCTATGATCCAGCGCTTGATGCTGGAGTAGACCCCTTTTCATTTTGGAATTATTCGTTAGATGAGCTATACGATATTATTTCAGCGCATGAAAGAAAGAAAAAAGAAATGGTGCGACAGGAAGCGATATCTCTTCAGATACAGGCCATTCAGATAAGGGATTGTATTTCTGCTGTCCTTAACGGCAAGGATGATTCATTCACTCCTGCACAATTGTGGGACTTCTATCCTTCACTTTTTGAAGAGGATAGGAAAGAGTTTGAAAAAGAGAAGGAAAGAAAAGAGATTGCAAGCGCTAGATCTTCTCGTATTGCCTTCAGTAGAAGACATAATGAAGCACTAAGAAAAAGAAAGGCGGTGATGCAGAATGACGGTAGAGGAACTGCAGATAGTAATATCTGCACAGACGAAATCAGCGAAATCAGAACTGAACAGCGTGAAGAATGAAGTCACCGGCCTAAAGAATCATGTTGATAAGGTCACAGGATCAATTGGCAATTCATTCAAGAGTATCCGCAATATTGTGGCGGGGCTTGGTATTGCTTCTCTGATTAAATCAACGATATTAGGTAATGTTGATGCTGCAATCAAGAGAGTTGATACTCTTAGCAATTATAGCCGTGTGATGTCTAATCTAGGCGTTGGCAGTGTTCAAGCGAATGCATCTGTACAGAAACTAAGCAATAAGCTTATTGGGCTCCCAACAACCCTAGACGATGCATCAGGCGCAGTACAGAGATTCACATCAGTGAACAGTAACATCTCTAGATCAACAGATATGTTTCTTGCATTAAATAATGCTATTCTAGCCGGCGGTGCAAGTTCCGAGATACAGAAATCAGCCCTAGAACAGTTGTCACAGTCATATGCCAAGGGTAAACCTGATATGTTCGAATGGCGTTCAGCGATGACTGCAATGCCTGCACAGATGAAACAGGTGGCTGAGGCCATGGGGTTTGTCAATGCTTCAGCATTAGGCGAGGCATTAAGAAACGGAACTGTATCAATGGACCAGTTCATGAATACTCTCATGCAGTTAAACACTCAGGGCATTAACGGTTATCAGTCATTTGAGGAACAGGCAAGAAATGCGACAGGTGGAATTTCTACATCAATCGCTAATATGAGAACAGCTATTGTTAGATGTATGTCAGATGTAATGAACACAATTGGACAGTCTAATATTGCTGGATTCTTTACCAATATTGCAAAGGCAATTAATTCCTGCGTCCCATATGTTGTTGCATTCACTAAAGTTGTTATGGTCGCCGTTGGGTATCTGACGGCACTGTTTGGTGGCAAGTCAAAGAAGTTGAGTTCTTCTTTTGGTGGAGTGTCAAACAATGCTAAGAAGGCAGCAGGAAACACAGGGACTCTTGCAAAGAATATGAACGATGCTTCCAATAGTTCGCAGAAGCTTTCTAAAGGCGCAGGTGGAACAGGAAGCGGATTAAAAAAGGCAGCAGGTAATGCTTCTAAACTTAAGAAGGAATTGAACGGAGCTCTTGCTGGATTCGATGCAATCAATAACATCAATTCAAGCAACGGTTCAAGTGATCCGTCTTCAGGTGACTCAGGTGGCTCAGGCGGTGCTGGTGGTTCCGGTGGTGATATCGGCGGATTCAGCATGGATGACAGTGGTGCAAAAGAACAGAAAGGGCTTCTTGAAGAAGTAGACAAGCAGTTAGAAGAAATCAAGAAGAAGGTTGCGGAATTCTTCCAGCCATTAAAGCAGTCATGGGATAAGTTTGGTGCGCCGATGATTGCAGCTGCAGTATATGCATTTAATGGTGTCAAGAATCTTCTTATGGAAATCGGCAAGTCAATGTATACAGTGTGGGAAAACGGCACAGGTGCAAAGACTGTCGAACTGATATTGAAGATATTCACTAACATCTTCAAGATAATTGGCAACATCTCCCAAGGACTGGCCGATGCATGGAATACTTTCGGTCTAGGTGATTTAATCATCCAGCGTTTATGGAATATCTTTAACTCTATATTGAAGATCATCAATGAGATTCTGAAAATAGTTAGAGATATTACTAAAGCGATTAACTGGACTGCTGTATTAGTTGCAGTGTATGGGGTTCTTAGTATCATTGATGGGTTATTCTCTTTCATAGCAGATAATGTAGGTCTTATTCTTAGCATTCTTTCAGCTATTGCTGGATTATCATTGTTTTCTACTCTTGCTGGTATTCTTGGCACTGTTATCACACAGATCCAGCTTGCAGTGGGAGTCTTTTCAGGATGGGCATCACTTGCAACTGCATTGAGCGGTGCGTTCGGAATTCTTCCACAGATATTCGCATCTATTGTAATGGCTGTGAATCCTGTAAATGTCATCATTGGGGCAGTCATTGCTACGGTGGCAGATCTATGGAAAAAGAGCGAGGGCTTTAGAGATGATATAGTAAGCATTCTAGGAAATATTGCTACTATTGTTCAGAAGGTATTTCTAAATATTGTGGCACCTATCATTGATACAGTTGGTAAAATCATCATGGATTTTGTAGAAACTGTTCTCAAACCGTTGTGGAACGCATGGGAGAATGTATTCCAGAGCATAATGGGATTATTAAGCGATTTTCTTAAGTTCGTCACACCAATCTTCAGCACAATTCTTGATATTCTAGGACCTATATTCGAATTGGCCTTAACACTATTGAGAGGTGTATTCGATATGGTATTTGCTGCAATCAGAGGAATTATTGAACTCGCAGACAAAACAATCTGCGAAAGAGTCAACAATATCAGAGAATTCTTCCGTAATCTAGGTGAATGGATGGAAGGAACTTTTGGTTTCAAATGGAAGAATGTGTTTGAAACGGTTAAGAATGTTGTCAAGGCGTTCAGAGACTTCATGGGTCCTATCATTAATTCATTGGAAGTTGTTTTCTTGGGTCTTACTAGCTTTATCAGTGGTGTATTCTCAAACAACTGGAGAAGAGCGTGGTTTGGTGTCAGACAGATATTTGAGGGTATTGTTTCCGGATTAAGCCACATCTTCAAGGCTCCATTGAATTTCATGATTGATGGAATTAACAAATTCTTAAGTGGTATCGGCAAGATAAAGATTCCTGACTGGGTTCCTGGTGTCGGTGGAAAAGGATTCTCAATTCCTAGGATTCCTAGACTCGCAAAAGGTGGTATCGTAAGTGCATCCACTATCGCCAATATTGGTGAAGCAGGAACAGAAGCAGTAATACCATTACAGAGAAACACACAGGGACTTGATATGATTGCTGAAAAGATTTCAGAAAGATTATCACTTTCTCAAAATGACGGCACAGGTGCTACTTATGTAATTAAGTTAGTACTTGATGACGGCAGAGTAATCACTAAGATGGTGATTGATAATATCAAGGACTATGAAGCACGCACAGGCAAGCCTGTATTTGACTATTAGGAGGTGGAATAAATGGCAGATGAAGCGAAAATCAAGATAAACGGAACACTTATTCCGACTCCTTCAGAGATTAGCGTAGAAATCAATGATTTAGATTCGGATAGTGTTAGACCTGTATCAACAGGCATCTTAAGAAGAAATAGAATACGTTCTAACATGCTTAAGATTACATGTACATATAAGTTGAATACATTCACAGATGTAATGAATATTCTGAAGGTACTCACTCCGGCAGAGTTCACAGCAGAACTCTACATTCCTGATCATGGTATCAGAGGAACCAAGAAGATGTATGCTTCAAATAAGAAGTACAATTATAAGAGAGTGCAGTCTGGTCTAAAGGCAGATTCATTCTCTTTCTCTCTGATTGAGGTGTGATCATATGCTTATAAAATATGGAGAGACAAATGTAACGGACAGACTTCTTGATTATAAGATGTCTGTCTCTTTTGCTGACTGCCGTATGATAGGCAACGTGCCATCAATTGAACTGACAATGAAGTTTGATAACTATGACGGCATTCTTGACAATATCGACATCAGCAAGTACTGGGAAGTCAAGGAGAATGATGCATCTGATACAAGATACTTCAAGGTGTATGATCAGCCGGAGAAGTACACCAAGGAACTCACTCTTAAGATGTACGACAACAATTATTCTCTTGACAAGGCATACGATACTAAACTGTCTTATCCTGTCACTATAAAAGACCAGCTCGACGAGATTGAAAGTCTGACTGGTCTTTCTATTATTCGTGAAGGAATACCGCAGTATGTTCTTGATAAGAGCGTATCATGGTACGATAACACGATTGTAATAAGAAACTATCTTGGGTGGATTGCGGAACTGTTTGGGGCAAATGTCTATGCAAAGGGAATTGATTCTATTAGGTTTGTTCCCATTGAAAAGACTGCCTTTGCTACTACACAGGATTTAACAGACTATGAGAAGAATGAGGTGTATACACTCACAAGAGTATATGCTGAAAATGGTCTCAATCCTCTTTCTAAGGGTGATGAGACAGGCAATACGCTGTTTATTGATTCAGCAAATCTATATGCAGATGAACAGAGCATCATAGACAGCATCTATAACAGACTTAAAGGATTGACTTTCAACCAGGTGAAGAATGTCACGATGATATCGATTGATAACCTTCTTCCTGGTGCTCTTGTCAATTATAACAGCAATGAATTCACTTTCTTTGTATCGGATCTAACTGTCAGTTATAAAGGTGGACAGTTCTCTATGTCTACGGTTGACGGCAGTGTGACAACAAAGAATGAAGAAAAGACAGTGAATCGTGTATCTAATACAACACGAATCAGAAAGCTGCAGGTCCAGCAGGACCAGGAATCCTTGAAACTAGATATAATCGCAAAGGAACAGGAAGGCATCAATGACAAGATGGCTCAATTAAGCCTGTCTAATGAGAAGATATCGCTAAGGGTTTCGGAGGTTGAAGAGAAAACAGGAGAAGCGCTAAAACAGGCACAGGGTTCAGTTAAGAAGTTTGTGTGTGAGTATGCTAGTTCAACTGATGGGGCTACGTCTCCTCAAAGTGGCTGGTCAGAGACTGCGCCGACTTGGCGTCCTGGAATATATATCTGGCAGAGAACAGCCACGACGATCAACAATACTGTCACATACAGTACTCCTGTATGTATTACGGGTGCAAAAGGTGAGGATTCTATATTGTTGTGTATAGAGTCATCAAATGGCACGACATTCAAGAACAGTGATGTGGCAACTATATTCACAGTGAATATCTATGTGGGTGGAGTTGTGATTGATAACTCTTCAAAACTGAGAGAAACATTTGGAGATAATGCATATCTGCAGTGGTTCATTAAAAGGCATGGAGAGACAGAATTCAGCAAGATCCCGTTAGATGATTCAAGACTCAATGATAATGGGTTCATGTTTACTATTTCAGCAAAAGACATTAAATTCAAGGCAGTATTCAACTGCGAGTTAAACATTTAGGAGGAAAATTATGGCAATTAAAGCGGTCAATCAGATTGACGTTATCGACTTAACCGATGGTTATTCGGTTGTATTAACTAATGACAACTATACATTCTTAGGAACTACTACTTCTGTAAACGGTACACAGACAACTACTACACAGGTAATGGCATTATGTGGTAGCGAACAGGTTCCATGCACAGTAGGAACTATTACATGTCCTACAGGAATCTCAGCAGTGTCTGACGGCAAGTCACCAATGCCAACAATCACAGTTACTGCAACATCTGCATTAACGAAAAGTGGTACTATTACTATCCCTATCGTCGTTGATGGTGATATTACTATCAACAAGACATTCAGTTACTCTATCGCATTCAAGGGGCAGACAGGACAGAATGGTACAAGTGTTACTGTAAGTTCGACTTCTGTAACTTACCAGGTCGGTGCAAGCGGAACTACTAAGCCAACAGGTGAATGGAGCGCTACTGTTCCAAATGTGCCTAATGGTCAGTTCCTTTGGACTAAGACAGTAGTCAAGTATTCTGACGGCAAATCAACAGAAGCCTATTCAGTCTCTTATAAAGGTACAAACGGCTCAAATGGTTCAAACGGTACAAGCGTTACTGTAAGTTCAACATCTGTAACATACCAGGCAGGCACAAGCGGCACTACTCCTCCAACAGGAACTTGGAGTACTACAGTGCCTAGCGTGGCAAATGGTCAGTACTTATGGACAAAGACTGTTGTAAACTATTCGGATGGTAAGCATACTGAATCATATTCAGTTTCCTACAAAGGCACAAACGGCACAAATGGGAAGGATGGCTTAGACGCTATCACAATGGCGATCACCTCAAGTGGTGGAACAATCTTTAAAAATACCGCTATTGCTACAACTTTAACTGCTCATGTCTATAAGGGTGGGATTGAAGTAACTGGCTCTGCTCTATCTGCATTAGGAACCATCAAGTGGTACAAGGATGGTGGAACTACTGCAGTAGCAACAGGGGCAACATATACAATCGGTGCCGGCGATATTACAAACAAGGCAACATTCAGCGCACAGCTAGAAGGTTAATTATATGGTTAAGGCATCGGCTAGCATGACCCTCGTGAGAGTTAATGATGGCGAGGACGGGCAGGGAATTCGCTCAATCACTCCGGAGTATTACCTATCAGATTCAGCAACGGAAATGCCCGATGCAAGCAGTAACGGGTGGAAAAGCGTTCCCGATGACTACATTGACAAGCATTATTACTGGGTTAGGTCGAAGATATTATGGGATGATGGAACATATACAACGACCACCCCAGTGCTTGCAAATGACCTAAAGTCAATCATTGATGATTACGACAACAGAATAAACAACATGAACAGTCAGCTGCAGCAGGCAACCAAGGATGCTTCTTCATCTATTGAACAGACCAAGGCATCCATCTTACAGACAGTATCAGAAAATTATTACAGTGCCTCTGACGGCGCAAACCTTGCTTCTACTGTATCTACTATTCAGCAGACAACAGAAAGCATTCAGATGGGATTTGTAAAGAAAGAAGACTTTAGTTCTCTTTCTGATACTGTATCAAACAATCAGACTCAGCTGAATACTTATATCAGATTCAATGCAGAAGGCATAGAGATAGGTAAGCAGGAATCTGAATTCAAAACCAAACAGACAAATAGCAAGTACTCTATTCTTCAGAACAATGACGAAGTAGCGTACTTTGCTAACAACAGAATGTATAACTCAAACATCGAAGTTTCTAGTTCACTAAGAATCGGAAACTTCGGGTTCATTGTTAACCACGATGGATCTTTAACCTTTAAGAAAGTAGGTGGTGACTGATGGCAACATATGCAACATGCAGTGCATCGTTTGGTGGTGGTAATGGCAACATCACAATGACAATGACACGAACAGGTGTCAATGTTGACGGAAACTATGATTTATGGACTGCTACACTAACTAAATACTATAAGTGGAATATTAACTCAAGCGCTACTAAATACGGCTCTATGTGGGCTAATGGCGTACTGTTATGGTCTGGTGGAGTGACTATCGGAGGTAGTGGAACAAAAACACTTGCTACCGTTACGAATATCAAGATTCCTCATGACAGCAACGGTAGCAAGCATTTTGATTTCTCGTTCTCACAGGAACTCAAAGTTACACTATCCGGTAATTATGTAGGCAGTGTATCTGCTTCGGGTGGTATCGACTGCGATGTTATTCCGAGAGCGACTAAGCCATACTGTTCTCCAACATCTGTATATTTTGGCAACAGTGTCACAATCAAGACACCTAGAGCGTCATCTGATTTTGGGCACGTAATCACGTACAGCTTTTATGATAAAACTGAACAGATTGCTGATAATCAATGGAATGATGAATTCAAATGGACAGTTCCAACTTCGCTGATTAATAAGATGCCTAATACTTCGCAGGCCTATATTTGTTTCAGAGTAGATACATACAGTCGTTCCGGTAAATTCATCGGTAGTAATTACTGTACCTTGGATGTTGTACTTCCCTCAGGTTATGGTCCAACTGTTACAGGCATCACATACACAAATGAAGATGCTGCAATTGCAAAAAGATTCGGAGCATCAACAATTATACAGGGTGTTTCGAAAGTCAAATGCAATGTATCTACCTCAACAAAGAATGGTGCTACAATCACGTACTACCAAAACGAGATTGACGGACAGAGTATACCTGGCCCTAACAGTTTCTTTACAACTCAGCCGTTAAAGTCATCCGGTACAGTTACACTTAAATCGACAGTCACAGATTCAAGAGGACAGAAGGCTACACTATCAAAGAATATCAGTGTTACACCATGGTGGTCACCGTCTGTTAAGAATGTCAGCGCACAGCGTTGGAATGTATCATCAAACAAGGCTGACGATGAGGGTACGGCGGTTAAGATTACTTATTCATTTTCAATCGCACCTGTTGCAAATAAAAATGATAAGTCTGTCTTGATCCAGTACAAAAATGGAGAAACATGGACTACTCTTGCAACTTATACAGATTCATACAGTGCAGAAAACAAGGTATATATATCATCTGCTGGCAAGTTCAATATAGATAATGCCTATTCCTTTAGAGTACTTGTGAAGGATTACTTCACGACAGACGGTGTTGCATCTTATGCTGCTATTGCTCCTTCATTTAAGCTGCTTGATTTTTCTGCTGACGGCAGAGGGATTGGAGTGGGATGCAAGGCAGAAGGTGGCAAGTTAAAGGTGAATATGCCTCTTGAAGCGCAGTCATTTAATGGGTATGTATTTGATTTTGATACAGAGAATCAAGTAGATACGTGGGTGCCCGTGCTCACGGATAAGAAGATACAGCATAGAGTTATTGGCTGGTCTGATTGGATCTCTTGTGGAACTAATGCATGTGGTATCACACTGAAATACCGATATAACGACGGATTGAAACTCTGCGAAATAAACTGGGATGGTTCGTTGACTGCTCCAATTGGTGGAAACACAGGGGGATATATATGGAGTAATTTCCCTAACGATAAAAAGCCTAGGCAAAATGTTTTCGTTCCTGCTGTTTATCCAGGAGGAACTTTAGTGGTACGTTTTTACCCCATAACCAACGATGGTACAAAGAATCAATGGACCATCACATCATTGAAAGACAATGTAAATAGTGCATACGTATGTGGCACATTTATTTACTCATATGCTTAAAGGAGAAGGAAATATGAAATTATACGACACATCATTAAAATATATGGATGCGATTAACGCAATCGGAGGCACTATTGTAGCAGTATTGACCGCTGCATTAGGCACACATTGGTTTTTATTTGTAGGATTCCTCACATTAAACATTATCGACTACATCACAGGAATTAGAAAATCTCGTTTGACAGGAAAGGAGAATTCCGCTAAAGGGGTGAGAGGCGTATGGAAAAAGTTGGGGTACTGGCTAATGGTGCTAGTCGCATTCCTTGCATCAGCGATTTTTATCGAAATCGGTCAGACTATCAATGTTGACCTAACAATTACTACTTATGTTGGATGGTTCACTCTTGCTTCTCTCATTATCAATGAACTTAGAAGCATTATCGAAAACTTTATTGAAGCCGGAGACAACGTACCATCCGTACTAACTAAAGGACTAGAAGTTGCTGAAAACGCAATTAACAAAGGAGAATAACAATGGGTAATGATGAATTTTTAAAGATTGCAACCGAAGAAGTAAGAAGATATACAAACGAACATCTAGAAGATCCACAGGATTTCGATATCTATGTTGTGTGGGTGTGCAAGACACTTCAGAACAATAAGGCATTGCTATCAACTACACTGTTAGACGGAATGTATTTTGAATGTACTTATAACGGAGACAAACAAGAAATGTATCTTGATGCATACCGTAAATTAGAAAATAGATGTATCAAGTGTGAGGTATGAGACATGAAGATATTCATCTCACAGCCTATGAAAGGTTTCTCTGAAGAAGAAATCAGATATAACAGAGAAAAGGCTATAAAAAAAATCAAAAATCTCTATGGTGATGATGCTGAAATTATTGATAGTTTTATCGATGGAGAAGGTACTCCATTATGGTACCTTGGAAAATCTATTGAATTATTATCAACTGCTGATATTGCTTACTTTTTAAAAGGTTGGAATACTGCACGAGGATGCAGAATCGAATACATGTGTGCTGAAAATTATGGAATCGGCACATATCTTGAGGAGGATTAAACAATGGAATTACAAGACACTGTAGAACTTATGAATAGTTCTGATTATAAGGATAGATTTAAGGCAGAATACTGGCAGGCAAAAATCAGATATGACAAATTAGATGATATGACTGTCAAGTATGAGGCACGTACCTTGACATTCATTCCTAGATGTTCGCTCGATCTATTAAAAGAACAGAAAAAGCACTTAGGTAATTATATTCGCACTCTTAAGATTAGAGCAGAAATCGAAGGAATTGAATTATAAGAAAGAAGGTATAAAGTATGATTATTAATGTACATGGTGGACATTCTCTTAAATGCAGAGGAGCAACAGGATTATTAGACGAAGTCAACGAAGACAGAAAAGTTAAAAATAAAGTCATTGAGTTGCTAAGAGCAAACGGACATACAGTATATGACTGTACTGATGATAATGGAAAAGACCAGAATTCTAACTTAAAAGCAATTGTAAATAAGTGTAATGATCATAAGGTTGACTTAGATGTCTCTATTCATCTCAACGCTGGAGGCGGAACAGGTACGGAGGTATATGTCTATAGCGACAACTCAAAAGCTAAAGATGAAGCTGAAAGAATCGCCAAGAACATTTCTAATACTCTAGGTATTAGAAATAGAGGTGTTAAAACATCTACTAAGTTATATGTGTTGAGAAAGACTAATTCTCCAGCACTACTTGTTGAGTGCTGCTTTGTTGACAACGCTATTGATAAAGTGAAATGGAACGCTGACAAGTGCGCAAAGGCAATTGTAGAGGGTATCTTAAATAAGAGTGTTAATGAACACGTTGAAACTCCTACACCTAAGCCACAGAGCAATGTATCTAATGCTTTAGGTACTTATATGATTACTGCTAGTGATTTAAGCGTCAGAACAGGACCAGGGGCTAACTGTAGAAGAAAGACATATGAGGAATTAACTAAGAACGCTAAGGCTCACGATTACGATAAGGACGGATGTCTTAATTACGGTACTCGTGTCACTGTATCTCAATTTGATGGAGATTGGGCAAAGATTCCTAGTGGATGGGTTGCTAAAAGATATTTGAAAAAAGTCTAATTTAAGTTTTATTATGAGTTTATTCATAAAGATGTTGACTATACTCGACTTAATTTCGACTAAATCTCGACTAAATCTCGACTAAATCTCGACTACACAACAATTTATATTCATAAGAAAAGACCAGGGCTTAATTGCTCTGGTCCTTTTTTGCTTTTTCAATATCATCTCTTATAAGTTTTTTAATGTAACCCATTTTAGATTCGACATGATCAAGTTTTTCTAGAATGTCTGCATCTGTTTTTTTATTGAATGCAAGATTGACACATTTCGTCATCTTCTTAGCATAGTTTGCGCTAGCTTTCTTCTGCGCTTCAGTTGACAC